AATAGAGATTACAAGATATTTATGGAGCCACCAGATGCACCTACATGAACTTTTCGAGGATGAGCGCACCAATAAATTGGTTGTTGTGTACGGTGGCAGGTTTCAACCGTTCCATCGCGGTCACTACCACGTCTACCTCTGGCTCTGCAAGAAGTATGGTAAGGAGAACGTGTGGATCGCTACGTCCGATAAAACGAACTTTGATCCTAAAGACGGTGATATTTCTCCGTTCACCTACAAGGAGAAGTTGGAAATCATCACAACTATTTATGGCATTGAACCACGCCGCATCGTTCAGTGTAAGAATCCAACGTTCAAGCCAACCGAGGTCTTCTCACAATATAAGGGATATGACTGTGTATACCTAGCTGCAGTAGGGAAGAAGGACATCGAACGATATAGCGAATCAAAGTTCTTTGAGCCGGTCCCAGATGACTTGGACGTTGACAAGATGATGAACGTCAAGGAGAAGAAGGGGTATTACGTCGCCGTTCCTATGAAGGTCGATGGGATCTCAGGAACGCAGATCAGAGAAGAAATTAAAGACGCGAAGGATGATGAAGAAAAGCATCGTAAGTTGTTTAAGAATTACTTTGGTAAGTATGATCCCGTGATCGCGGACCTGATCATCGCTAAGTTGAAGGAAGTTAAATGACATCTGGACCATTTACTGATATCTTAGAGGTTCCTCCAGTTGAGGACCTAACAATAGATACGTTCCCACCACCGTCTACGGAGCCACCGCTTTTAGACACGTTCAATTCTTTTTTCGATACGTACTCAATTCCATTGTCGAGCTTTACGGTTCCAGATCATTGTGCAACGTACATCCCAGATAATGACCATGATGGAAGTTGCAGGCTGATCATCACTCCAGAGCCGACGATGGGAGCTAAACAATGGACGTTTCGCGGAAAGTGGATCACGATCGGAGTTTATAGAGATGAGGGTCGACCGACTAGCTATGACAATAACAATAATTTAGTTAACTTCTATGAAGATTATGTTGTTTTCAGGTTGTTGCCATCTTTTCGACTGATCCCTGTTTCTATCGTTAATGAGCTATTAAATAACTCAGGCCCCTCAGTTTCTCTGTCTCATAGATCAATGGTTGAGATAACAACCGGAAATACTATGAGGGTAACTGGAACCATTTCCAAGGATACAAATTACCACTCGGCAAATAACCCATCAGTTGATAACTCTTCGATGCTAGCCCGCAGGTTTAACCAGCTTTATGATGAGCGAGGAGAACCTCTTCAGCTTTCATATGATGCGCTCGGGTACGCGATACAATCGTCATTGGTTGATAGTAAGTATAAAAATAACCCAGTGAAGCTTAATCCGCCATCTGATGGACGATCTTCTGATCTACGAATTTTCGTCTATGATTACTATGGCGTAGATCTCAATGATCCAAACCGTGGTCCATACTTTAGGAGCGATTTAATTCAACGTTCAGGCCTTGGAAATATTAACAACATCAAGTACCAAACTGGCGCAGATGGACAACCACTGTACTCTGGAGGATTATATGATCACTTTGGAAATATAGTGGTAGGAATTCAAAGCAACAACGCTTTAGCGGTAAGACAACCGGTGATGCCGTTAACTATAGACCAGTTTAACCACCCTATCAAGTCTCCGCTCACAAATAGAGTATCCTAATGGAAGCATCAGCTTATAAAGTATCAATTACATGCATGGGTCAAACAGTAACGTTTGAAGCCTCATCTCCTGTGACTGAATCGAGGACGGCGTCTTGGGATCAATACAACGTTGTCCACTTACCAACTTCATTGTTTGCTTATCGTGGAACATCTCATCGTTCTTACCAGGTGTCTGGTAAGTTGGTGTCACGCACCCCCGACGAAGCAACGATCAATGCTAGGTACCTCAACCTAATCCGCAGTTGGGTTCAACCTGATTTCGGAGCTTCTGGAGCTACGCCACCGATCGTTTATCTTACCGCGTATGCTAACTCAAATATCAAGCAGCTGTCTTGTTTTGTTCGTACGTACAGCTGGCAATTTACAGATGAGGTTGATTATATCTTCAACGGTGAACAGCCGATGCCAGTGATCGGAGTTTTGTCGGTTGATCTAGAAGAGATCTATTCAGCGACAGAGATCACACAAGTTACTCCTTGGAAGATCAAGGATGCATCTGGTTCTGTTTTAAGCGGCAGTGTTCCATTTTCCTCTCTTGGTAATAATCTATCTTTCCAAGGGTTAGCGACAAAGGCGATCTCCGCAGAACAGCAGATTAGTGGATTATTCAATCAGATCGCTAACGCTGACCTGTCTCAAAATCCGTTATCATCCATCGTCAATAATAGCCCACAATTGTCATCAGTTACAAAGGGAATCTCTTCGATCACTAACAATCAGTTTATCTCTGGTGTGAGCGCCCCAGTCGCTAATCAGGTTCCAACTACAGCACCCCCTCCATTGGTCTCTAATCCAAATCCACCACCATCGATTCCAGAAGGTTATACAGTTGATGGTAGCTCTGGTAATGTTTCTGATGCTAGCGGTAACCTAGATCCAAACCTAACATCTCAATCTAACAGCTACCAACCATTCGTTGTTGCTGAAGCTGATACGTTCGGCCGTAACTCTCTGTCAAACGACGGACCATCTTTCCCTGACGCATAACATGGCATACTCTCTAAAAGATTCTACTTACAATACAAAGAACGGTCGTTACGTTCTTGGCGGAACGACCGAACGATCGATCTTCGCCTTAGAGTGGTGGGATAAAGTTAACATGACCCGTGACCCTTCAGACCTACTTTACGTGATGGAGAAGAAATATGAAAGTCGTCCAGATCAATTAGGATTCTTATTCTATGGCGATAATAACTTGTGGTGGATCATCTGTCAATTCAACGGTATCCTCGACCCGGCGACCGAGCTAATTGAGGGAAAGATTCTCATGATACCGACGATGGATCGTATTAAGAAAGAGCTAACGGCAGGAGCTCCTGGAGGAGTTCCATCGACTAGGAACAAATAAAATATATGGCATATCCAGCAAATATACTAGATCCCTTCAAGAGCTATGTTTATCACTTTGAGCTCCATGCGGCCAGCACTTGGGACGCTCTTAAGTCATTAGAAACTCAAGATTTAAACGCGGTGACCACCCCATATGCTCCAAACGGTACACTGTTGATTAACACCAGAAGAGATGCTCATCAAACTATTGATGATGTTAAGTATCATTACACCGGTCCTTTCATTAACACTGAAAACATCATGTCCCCGGCCGGGAACGTTTCGATGACAGTATTTGAACCAAACGGAGTATCTTTTGTTGAGAAGTTAGAAGAGCTAAAACGTCAATATAATGTGTCTAACTTTGCTGGAAGCATTCAGTTTGTTTTAAAGATATTCTTTGTTGGGCGATATGCAGATAATTCAATTGAAACATTACCAGCAATCGTTATTCCCATGAAGCTTGATAAGATAGAAGCTGAATTTAACCACATGGGTGGCCGATATAGCATCTTATTTCAAATATCGGCCGGCGGACTATTACCGACCCCAGATAATCGACTCGCTAATCTTCTAGCATATACTAATAAGGACGTGTACATTAAAGCTAAAACTTTACCAGAAGCTTTAACATTCTTGCAAAATAAGCTCAATGACAATAAAGATTTTGTTTATGAAGAAGAGCGAACGGTAGGTAGAAAGATTCGATATCAAATCACGTATGATCCAGAGATAGTTGGAGATTTGAAGTTGGTAACTACTAAGTCATTTAAGCCTGGAGACGTAGCTCAAATACCGCTTGATCGTCATCTAACTATTATGGAATGGATCAAACAACTTGTCATGAGTAGTAAGGACGTGACTGATATGATCTATGCTTCAGCCGCCGGCTTACAGCAGCCAAAGCATCCAGATGTTAAAATTCCAACATATACCGCCAGGGTTGAACTCACAGATAGTGAAGTTATCTTAGCGTATCATGTTCATGTTTACACAGGACAATCTATTCCAGGGGCGGGAGAAATTTTCTTTGATTACTTATTTTCTGATCCTGGTAAGAATGTTGATGTGATGGACTTTGCAATTAAGTACAACAATATTTTGGGATATCTATCATCTACTAAATCTGGAGCTGTTCCAGTTGAGACAGGACAAGATCCAAAATCTCCAAAGGCTAATCCTGGGGTAACCTCGCGTGGTCCAATAGTTCCAGATAGAGCTCAAAATCCAGATAAGAATCCTCAATCATCAACTCAATCTGTTGCGAGAGAGATCTCTCAAAATGATATCGATGCGATGCCAACCGACGTTCGAGATGCAAAACGTGGTTATCCAAATAGTACGCACGATGCAGTATTATCAAAGGGTTTAGCTTTTGACACGCTTATGATGGCCGTCAGCGGTAGCGCTAACCAATCATTTAGAATTAGGGGATATTACCAACTATTAGCTCCTTGCATCCCTACACCAGACGGTCAGAACCTTGGGTTCGGTACTAAGGGTGGAATTTGGATAAAGGTTAATATCCGAGATCAATTTAAGCGCCCATTCTTCTACACTAGTTGGTATCAACTTTTATCGGTTGAGCATCACTTTAGCAATGGATTGTTTACTCAAAACTTAATCACTACGATCTCTCCAGAAGCTCAAAAGAAGTTTGCACAAGGGATCTCATGAAACACGCTAACTCCCACGGATTTAATACATCTCTTTGTATCGGCATCGTCAAGAATAATGCTGATCCTGCTGAGCATGGACGTCTGCAGATCTGGATTCCATCGATGGACAGCTCTAATTATACCATCGAAGAAATCCCGTGGGCGATGTATGTGTCTCCGTATGGTGGGGTGACGGCTAACTTTAAAGTTGGTCGAGAGCAAGAAGATGTACCAGGAGCTTCTTCCTATGGATTCTGGGCCATCCCTAAAAATGGTGCCCAGGTGCTGTGCGGTTTTCTAGAAGGAGATCCATCAGTTCGATTCTGGCTGGGTTGTATCTACATGCCAGAGATGAATCGTACTCTACCCCAGGCGATCAACGGACCAGATGGACCTTCATCTGAGATTGACGAAACTGGAGTTTATCCTCAGAAGGCAATGCCACACTATGCGAAAAACTTAAAGGAAGCTGGTTTAGCTTTGGGAGCTCAACACTTTAAGACGCGCGGCGGTTGGGAGCGCTCGGTGTCTCACCCATCTAACAAGAATGATAATAAACCTAGAGATGATGGATATGCCACGAAGGCAATGGATCCAAGCCAAGCAGATTCTCAGGTAGTTTCTCTTACTACACCGGGTAGACACTTCATCACGATGTCAGACGTTGATGATAATTGTCGCATGAGATTTAAGACGACCGCCGGGACACAGATCATCCTAGATGATACTAACGAACGTATCTACATCTCTACGGCGCAAGGTAGAAATTATATAGAGCTTGATGAAACAAATGGTAAGATCTATTTTTACTCGTCTTCTAAGTTAAACTTCCACTCGGAGAATGATATTAACATGTACTCCGATTCAAACATTAACATCGTGGCCAAGAAGCGAGTAAATATTCAATCTGAAGAGCGCGGTGTAAAGATTCAATCAAAGATGGGATTGCAATTTTTATCGTCTGCAGCTGACATTAAGATTACGGCATCAAGGTCGATCCACCTTAAAACTACAGGCGGTGCATCATCTGGAGGGGTTGGCGAATCATCAGCTTGCAACGCTCCTCCATATGCAAATCAAGCTTTGGGGTTAGTTAGAGATTATGCTGAGGACGCTAGTTCGGGATCTAGCAGCATCTTCATTAATTCAGTTGACGCGGTGGAAGTTCGTTCAGATGGCGCCGCTGTTAACCTAACAGGCAACGGTCCAATTAACTTAAGCTCCATGGGTGGAAATATTAACCTAGAAGCTAGCGCGACGCTTAACTTGGCTGGAGGTTCTATCGCAACGCGAGGAGAGGGGGTCCTAGGTATGTATGCTGGCGAAGTTATGATGGAACCAGTATTTTCTTATGATGATGCAGGAGGAGCTGAGACGGCATCTTCAGCTGATGCTGTTAGTGGAGACACGATTAAGGACAAGATGGTAGTTCCAAAACATGAATCGTGGGTCAGAGATGAAGATGAAGGTCAATGTAAAACACAACGCAACAAAAAGTACGTAGGATAAGATCATGTTCAACAAAGTTAAAAAAGTATTTTACAAGGGCTTTACCACACGCAACTACGCGGAGAGGGGCGGGACCTTTGCGATATACAACGTAGAATGCATTCAGCAAGACTTGCTGAATGAGATCTTTACTGTGCGCGGAGAGAGATTACACATGCCTAGATATGGAACAAGCATCCCATTGATGGTGTTTGAACTTGATGATCCTCAAACTCAAGCAATTATCTTAGATGACCTAACAACGGTCTTCAAGAATGAGCCAAGGGTAAAGATGCTCAACCTTGATTTCTTACCGATAACGCAAAAGGGAATCTTGATTGTTATCGCTCGGCTTAACTATATTGAGTTTGAGGTGGTTCAAGACCTGCGCATCGAGATCACCTCTCGCTAAAACAATTTTCTACGTACGTCTAGGGTGATCTTTGGACGTGGTAAGATATCAACACGAAAGATCCAAACCCGAAAGTTAATTCTCACGTCTTTTTCTCCAATACGATATCAAACTTCATGTTATTAAGGTCGATGTCCATCCCAGACCAATCACCCCCGCCAGGAACTTGGAAGCTCACCGACTTGATTTCCCAGCCATCACAAGAATTATGGCCGAGCACAGATTCTAACATTGAATGACTGGCAAAGCGGGCTTCATCACGTAACGCATTTAGAATGATATCTTCGTTGAGTTTAACCGAAACATTTAGCGTTTCGACCGTCCGTATTTTAGCATCAATGATCTTCATAATTCAGAATCCATTATATCTTGGTCATTTGGTGGCATACCTAGCTCAGCGAGAGAAAAATTTGAATATAGAGGATCATGGCTAACTTCTTTCCCTATCCATGGTGGTAGGTCAACCACCTCATCTTCTGATGCAAGCTCAACCTCAACCATCATAAAACCTTCAAGAGCCCCATGAAACTTATCTATTTCGAACACGTGACCTCGAAATTCAAATTCATATCGAGTTTTTGAGATGGTGTAGATGGCAAGCTTGTCAAGCATCTCGAGCGCGTCTTCATACGGGATCTCATACTCATACTCGTCTCGAGAGACGAGTCCGCTACCCTTGATGGTCAAGTATCCGTAAAAATGATCAGACGTGCAGATCCATTGCTTGATGGTCCGTACTCGGACAACCACGCCGCTATCTGATAGGTAACCTTGGGTTATTTCTTTTCCTGGCAGTCCGTCAAATATCGTGTGATCGTTGAGAAGAAACTTTCGTTCTATTTCTGTAGCCATAGGAATCCTTTAGGATTGAATTATTTAGGAAGAACGATCCAACGATCAGAGATCGCTTCTATATGATCAGGATCGATATTCGTAAAATTAAAGTATGCGAAAGATTCTTCACGGATCTTAATAGCTCGCTGTCGCAACCTTTCTTCAAGAGGCAGCTTTCGATATCCAGGAACTAGTTCATTACAGCGATCCATGACAACAAAGAGAGAGTGATCATAGTCTCCGTAGGTGACATACTCGATTGGAGCTTCTACGATGTATTTGTGCTCGAATGACCGTAGGGATCGATTTACGTAGGCATATCCATATGCTTTTGGAAAGTAAAGACCAAGCTCGTCAGCTACTTGCTTGTATATTGGCCAAACTATGTTGAATGTTGGAGAAGGTGATTGGGCGCTGGTGATGATAGATCCGGGTTGAATCTCTTTGCTGGAGTAGTGAATAGCTTGCATGTAGTCTCCTATTTTAATGAGAGAGCTGATCGTGAAGCTAATTATAACCTACTAACTGGAGAAAGTAAACTACAATCCAGCGAACTCCTCAAGCTTCAGGTGAGATTCGAGCTCATCTTGGGCGGCCAGAACTCCGGCCTTGCCGTCTTTGATATGTTTGTTGACGATTCCAAAGGCCATCATGAGTCGCTCCTTGGCATTTCTCGGAGTAAATTCGCCGCTAATCATAGCATTTTTAGGGAATCGTAAAGATCTTATACCTTCGATCAAGATGAGACCTAAGATTGGACCTCGAATTGGATTCGCGTCAATTGAAATAAATCCATTGATTTTCTTGAGCTTTTTGTGAATGTCCTTTAGCGTCCTAATCTTATTTCCATACAGCTCTACAGAACCTAAAATTGTAGATGGAATTCCATCTACAGATGTGATCTTGGCGTTATTGAGCTGTAGGCTCCCGTTGATAGTTTTCGGAAAATTTTCAAACGAAGAGATGCTAGAATATGATAAAAACAGCATATCCCCATCAACTGAATTCATCTTAAATGGGAATGTAGATTCTGCGACATTCCTCTTGAACACCATATTAGCTTCATAGTCGATGCCATCGTCGGTGAGGTAAAGCTTCCCTGGCTTGAAGTTATCTAGATGATCAAAAAACCATCGCTCGATGCTCTTACGGTGCTCGGCGTCGCCTACCCCGCGGTCCACACCTAGACCGTTTTCTTTGAGAAATTGCTTGAAAGTAACCATGAAATATTTATCATGGCTTGGAGGAGCTAACAACTATAAATACCTACAAATTCTTTAGAGAGCAATCGATGTCCACATCTCCTCTGTTATCAACCGCCGAATCTTGGGAAAGAGTGTATAAGGCATTCGAGGAAGTTAACTTTACCGCGTACGATTATGATTCGGTCAAGCAATCTCTCCTCGATTATCTTAAGTTCAACTACCCTGAGCACTTCAATGATTACATTGAGTCGAGCCAGCTGGTCGCTATCGCTGAGATGTTCGCTTATATTGCCGAACAGCTAGCGTACCGCGTGGACATGTCTGTCCACGAGAACTTGCTTCCTACCGCCACTAGAAAACAATCTATCTTGCGTTTAGCGAAGTTGATCTCTTACACGGCTTCTAGGAACATTCCACTTCGAGGGTTGGTCAAGATCAACTCCATCTCTACATCGGAAGACATTCGAGATTCTCAAGGTAATTCTTTATCTAATCGTGTTGTTAAGTGGAATGATTCCAACAATCAACTCTGGAGAGAACAATTCTTCATCGTCATCAACAAGATCTTAACCCAGTCATTTGGTAATCCATTTAAGTCTTTCCAGATCGATGACACGGTGTTTACACAATATGAGTTCAAGAATGTGGTTGAAACGGAATCAGACCGCAGCTCATTCCGTAACGGTGTGTTGCGTTTAAAGGTATCTTCTAATGGGGTCGATATCCCGTTTGAGCTAGTTCCGGCCGACGTTGACCAAGATGGTGTGTTTGAACGTTCTCCAAATCAAAACGCTTACTTCACCTTGCTATATGGAGATGATGGATACGGAGATGCATCTGATACCACTGGTTTTATGATGTTCTTGAAGCAAGGAATCCTTGGAAAGTACACATACACCTTTGACAAGAAACTTCCAAATAGAGTTCTAGATCTTAATGTGACTAATATCAATGATGTTGATGTTTGGGTGCAAAGTGTAGATCAGCAAGGAGTGATAACTACAGAGTGGGATAATGTTCCAAGCGTATCTGGATCTAACCTAGCCTTCAACAATATTCAATCTCGTACCAAGTACGAGATTGAGACCCTTGAAGATGACCAGATCAGATTATTGTTTGGTGATGGGGATTTTGCTGATATACCAGCTGGAACATTTAATATCTGGGCTCGCCAATCATCGAGCGGTGGAATTGAAATCACAAAAAGCCAGATCGTAGAACAATCAGAAACATTTCTCTACACATCCAAGATCGGTAAGCAAGAAAGTTGCACCGTTACCTATTCATTAGTTTCTGCACTGCAAAATTCTTCCGACTCAGAGGACTCTGAGCATATTCGTGCAGCTGCTCCCGCGGTATACTATACGC